GCAAAGTCCCATGTGGTTGCCCCACCTGTGAGCATGATTTCGTCAAACACATACAGGTTTTCCCCATCTTTAACAGCGCAGATCCCTGACATTGGGTCTACGTTAAAGTCAACACCTAGAAGTAGAGGGGCGATGGAAATGTCTTTTGCGTCTGCGGAGATATTGTCATCGGAGAATGAGACTGCAACGAGACCCGTGAGATTCTCGAAGCTGGCCTCAAATTCTTGCTTAAATGTTCGGGAATCTAGTTGTGCCCGTGCTGCTTCGACCTCTTCTCTTGGGACATTACCCCCGTCTATTGTAGTATAGCTCCAGCGATTCCAATCTCCTGTTGGATCATCTGGAACGTAGCACCATAAGTCGTAGAACCAACTAGCCGTTCCATCAGGCGTACTTATGAAGAGTGCCCATCCTTGTTTGTCGGCTAAGGCGGGACGGATGACTTGGAACCAGACCTCGGAATCCATGAAAGCGGCCTCGTCAAGTACTACACCTGCGAGGCTTCGACCACGAAGAGCCATTGCGTTTTCAGTTCCTTTTAGCTCAATCGTTGAGTCATTCATTAATTCAATCTTTAAATCAGTCTCATTTTTAGACTTGATCCACTCTTGTGGTACGAGCTTTTTTATTTCTTTCCAGGCAATATCTTTTGCCATTCGATACGTGGGGGCGCAATAAAAGTACGTTTCCCCTGGTCTAGATATGGCTGCTTTTAGTAGTTCTATGCAGGAGAGGTATGATTTTCCGAATCTTCGCCCTGCTACAAGAACACGGAAGCGTTTTTCACTGTTGAAGACCTCTCCTTGTGCCCAACGAAGGGAAAGTGGTTTTGCTTTTACTGCCATGTAATACAGATTACCTGGTTTTTGTACCAATACCCCCTGTGTTTATCGACTATTTTTAAGTTTGCGGGTTATTATTATCTTATTAGTAGCTTTTTCGTCTGTGACTGAAGCAGTTTTTGGTAATTTAGGGGGCGCACTCGTTCCAGTAAATCAGGGTGAAGGTGTTGTTCCTCGGAAGAAAAATCCTGGGAAATCTCCTACTCATGTTATTGAGGCGAGGCAACAAAGATTGTATAAAAGGCAGTTGGAGGGGCTAACTACGAGGCAATTAGTTTTAGATCATGCTTCTAAAGAGGGGGTTTGTGTTAAAACTGCGTGGAATGATTGGAAGGCGGTGAATACTTGGAACGAAGAAGATTGGCAGAAAGATAGAGAGAATATGGTTTCCAGATTGCAAAGTATGAGGATTAGATTGTATGAGAAGGCGTTAAGGAAAGGGCAGCTTCAAACGGCGGCGCAGATTTTGGATTCTCTAGGGAAGGTTGTTGGGGAGAGTGTTGAGAACATTAATATTAACGCTCCAGAATTATCAATTCGGGTTGAGCCTAAATCTGAATGAAGTGGGTGCTGGATAAGGTTGGGGGATTGTTTGTTTATAGATCTCCTAAACCTCTTCAGGGATACTACAATATGTTACTACAGTTACCTTCGAGGAAGCTGAGATCCCTTGCGGGAACTAATGCCCATTGTAAGAAGACTAAATTGGTCGATATGATATTGACAGAAGCAAAACGTTAGTGTAGTATATAGAGGTAGTACATAAGAGCTTATTTTCAGATTAATCAGTAGGTTCCCCCGCCCCTGTATATAAAGGCGGATTTTTGGAACCCCTCCCCGCCTCGGCCTGGCGGTGAGCCGAGTGAGGCGGGCCGAGCTGGAGGAGCCAGGCCCATAAATTTTTAGGAGAGGCGGCGGCCTAGCTCCAAATAGTCCGTAGCTCGGCGGCGGCCTGGCGGCTCTGCTGCTTAACTGCTGAGGCGGTGAGCTGGCGGAATCGCTTAATTACATCTGACCAGTCTGAGAGCTGCGCTCTGTCTCGCTGCTGTCTCGCTTTGGTGAGTAAGACAGTAAGACCGCTTTGCTGTCTCTGGAGGTGGTAGATCTCCTGGAGGAGGCGGTCTTTGGTGTTGGCTGCCTTAATCTTTTTGTACTCCTTAGACTCTGTGTCAGTAGTTGGGAGAGTTGGAAAGCTGTTAGTCATTTTGTTTTGGTGAGGAGTTAGAAAAATTTTTTTCTCCTCTTATTTATTAGATTAGCTTCTCTCTGTCTCTGTGCTACTTATCGTTACATAGAGTAACAAATAGACCTTACTGCATAAGGAGGAAGAGGAGCCAGGACGGCAGCGAGAGGGATTAACAAACGCTCCAGGAGATCCAAAGCAGTAGCCTCTCAGCTATACAGTAAGCAAAGAGGAAAAACGCCTCTAGATTCCATCAGCTATTCCATCATCTAAACACTCCAGGAGCTGCCGAGCCATTGACTCTATCTCCTCGCATTGTCGACTCCTGGCTATTCTCCAAAGAGAATTAATACCATCTGGATTGATTGAGAGAGACTCCTCCTCAAACTCACACCGACTAGGATTGTCTGCCAGCCATTGGAAAATAGAACTGTTAGAGATGTCACAACAATTGTCCGCCACCTCCCAACAAACCTCCAGGAGATCCTCCAGAATTCTCTGGCCTGTTTCTTCCTTATACTCTGCCAACCGCCAGCAAAGTTCCTTTACTATTGAGAAACGCCAGTCGTTAGGCAGCTCCTCTCTGTGGAGTTTCATTATTAGCGTTTGGTAAGCTCCTCTTAATTGCTTATCTATCTCCTCAGATAAACAAACATATTTGGAGCCGTCCTCTCTCTCCTTAGTGATTAAGACTTTATCCAAAGCCTCCAAAGCTTCAGGGAGAGATCCCCAAACATAGAAAGAGGTAACGACTTCCTCGTTGTTCTCGTTTGTAGCTCGCTTGTAGATAGTGTTCATAATAGCGAAATAATCATTACATGTAGCACATTATCAAAAGACCTGGAGAGAGTCAACATATCATTAATATTGTTTCTATTCGCTGACTCTGAGAATTCTCACTGAGAAAAATTAGATTAATTTCTCAAGACTTGTTGACACTATCCAAAAATGTGTGCTACATTATCAATAAGCCCACAAAGCTAAACTTCATGACTTCAGAAACAAAATTTATGTCAGGTTTTCAGATTGAGAATCTGTATAAAGCAAGAGAGAAAGCTCAAGAGCTTACAAACCTATTAGGTAACTTCCCTTGTTGGGTGTTTGACGCTCCAGACAGCTCTGCTCTCTTTGACTCTCTTGATAAAATCAGAACGATCTTAAATACGACAGAAGAGTGGAAAAATTTAAGAGCTGAGGAGGTGAGCAAGTGAACAAAGAAGAATCAAAACTCTTCATAATCGAAGAGCTAACAAAGGAGCTAACTCAATATGAGGACGGCTCCTCAGAAACAAGAAAGAGCAAAGAAGAAATATTGCAAGCAATTCAAGACTCTGGACGCTCTAAAGCTAGTGCATATAGAGATTTTGGCGAGTGCGAGGAGCAGCTTGAATGGGATGATCCACAGAAAATCATGCGACAGACTCGCAAAGAATTAGACAATGAGTTGATTTTTGAGGCGTTTCGCAAAGCGATACCGCTTTACCAGGAGCAAGGCAAATTATTAGAGGCTTGCAGTTGTGCGGTCCAATTCTCTCAAGTTAAAAAGACACTAAGGAGCTTTTAAAAATGACAATCGAAGTAATTAAAGAACAACTACCAGCTCCCTGGAGTTCATATCTCATTAACGGGGACGGTAGCGGCCTTGAGCCAGGAGAGGAGGAAGAGATAGAGCAAACGCTCCAGCAACTCCAAACCTGGCACGGCAGAGAAATTAGAGCCGTTGACATCGAAGGAGAGCCAAGTTTTTCTCTTCCTCCTTATCGCCTCTCCCACTTATTAGCGGGTGACTATTGCACCTATGTTTTCCACACTGAGTTTTTAAAATGAGCAACCACGATCACGCAATGACCACGCTCCAATGGTCTTCCCATATCGAAGTCGAGAAAGACGGTGAAACCGTGTACCTTGACGGCTTAGATTTCGAGCCAACCAAAGAACTAAAAGAAAGAATCCAGAATGAATGGCAAGATTTTGAAAATAAAGCATTTGCTTTAGGTTTTGACCCTGAAATCCACAGAACTATCACTCACAATCCAGAAGAGGGTACTGAGTGGGATCACGTTGCTCACGATTGGATGCTAACGAGACAAAGAACAGGAGTGGGATTTTGGGAGCCTGGCAGATACGCTCCAGATATGGGTAAGAAGTTGACCGACCTGGCCCATACATATTCAGAACTATATGTTTTCGTAGATGAAAACGGTAACTTGGAGGCAGATTGATGGACCCCACAGAACAAAGATTTTTAGAAGGTCTTGAAGCATACGAGCCAACGCCAGAAGAGCTGGAGCAAATGCGGTTAGATCTTGAGTCACAAGATTATTATGTATCTGCCCCAACTCCAGCTCAAAGGAATACGCTCCACAGAAACTAATGCAAAATATCAAGGTTTTTTATTCCGATTCCAGGGCATGCGTTGATATAACCAGCCCTGAAAATGACCACATAAAATTTGAGCCTGGTTTTTATTGGTTATTCAATACTAATGAATGGCAATTAGAGGAAATTCACGGCCTGATACGTGCCAAACACTATGAATGGCAAATTTTACGCATGAATGGCCCTTTTAGAACTAAGAATCAAGCAATAAATGATATAAATTACAAGTTCAATAGGCTTTGCTTACCCATACCTAATATTACATAGTGTAAATGTAGTACATATATACTACATTTTTACACTTTATCCGCAACATTTTTTACTTTTTTCGAGTTGAAATTTGCTCGACTGTGTTTGATTTTTTGGTCATTTTTTATTCTGGTAAACTCAAGTTCGCCAAATATTGACTAAAACGCTCCAGATAATTTTGCTGATGATGTTTTAGCTGTATATCATTCAAAAATTTAACATCAGGTTCACCCGATCTTCGAGCACATACAACTACAGCTCCTTTGGGTTGAATGTCAGTGAGGCGGGTTAATCCTAGTGAGTACGCTCCAAGTTGATCTTTATAGCTTTCATACATTTCTTCAGTACGTTTATTCTGGCTGGTTTTCCAATCTACGATATATGGCCCTTCGCCTTGAATGTCGACCATGCAATCACACGTTCCAGCAAATCCATGAATGGGGTTTTTACCATTATGAATGGCACTTGGAGTGTAATGAATGGAAAATTCAACTGCATGAATGGCTGTTACGTTTGCTTCTATAAAAGTCCGTAGACCTCTGGCGTACCCACTAGCGGAGAAGTTAACTTTAGGGGCATTTTTGATTGCTTTTTGCATTGCCCATGCCGTGATTTTTGAAGGGGCACGTTCCAGGCAATCGCCTCCAGTGGTCCAAACTCCTCGCTTATTCGCTGTTTGTCTTGCCAGTTTTGCCGTGGTTTTAAGGATATATTCGGCGTGACCATGTGCGTACGTTCCTCTTTGGGCGGCAAGATCACGTTCAGCAGGGCTGTTAGGGCGTGATAGCCAACGTTCCAGGGCATCTTTCTGTTCTTTGGGAGCTGTTTGATTAAGGATATGGGTAACTGAGCTATATATCTTGCCTTCGTTATCTCTATATACACGGTGCGGATATATTGTGTTGGAGTCATCACGCTCCAGTTGCCATTTCCTTAGACCTGCTAATGCGTTTTGAGTGTCCAAGGTGACATTAGTGGGCATTAAGATACACGTTCCCATAATTAGTTTACCATAAAACAGCTAAAAAGAAAGGGGCCGATGAATGGCCCCTAAGTAATTAAGCAGTTGGTTGTTTGAATGGGTCCGTACCATCGATGAGACGGTATATATCGAAGCCACCTTCTTTAACCTGTTCCCATGCCTCATCCTTTTCTTTTTTAGCGTTCTTTCTTTGAGGAACACAGATAAGGGAGTATTTGGTGTCTTTCTTAACGCCTGTCCTACTAAGAGAGAAGTCAAAAGCAAGAAGATCATCTCTATAATCTTCCATCTGAGCAATCTGATCTAACTGTGTGATCAGAGTCTTTTGACTGAACTGAAGGACTTGAACTCTTCCAGCATCGTAGTTATATATCGCAATTGCAATAGCTAACTTTGCAGGATCGGGGGCAGTACCATCGAAGTTCAATCTTCTGGTAGCTTCAGTACCCATCTTTTCAGATATATCTTCTGGAGTTGGATCTCCTTCAAATCTGTATGGGCGAGATTTTGTAGGGTCTTCAGTTAGAGATCCCCAAACCTCGAAGAAATCAATAGGGTTTTCCTGTAATAAACAGAAACGTACTGAATCGCCATCCTCCAATTTGGAGGGATTTAGATAATTGTCTGTAGAGTTGGAAGACTTGCTGCCTTCCTCTCTAGCTCTGTCGGATAAAAATGCCATAAAGAGTGCTAAGTGGGCTATGCCCTGAGTGCTCTGTAAATGTAGCAGACTGACAGAACCTTGTCTATAAGGTAGAATGAAAAAACCCCCAGGGCTGGAGAGGCCACAGGGGGTAAAAGTTAAGTCAACACAAAGGAATTGTATCACATGACCAAGCTAAAATCACTGTTAAGTTTCATTGAGAATTGCCCATCTGAATGGTCTACGTGCCCGATATATAAAGAAGGAACAACCTTACCTAATGGGGATTCAGCCACAGGCAAGGTTCCCCATTTTGAAGCTAGTAAAGCAGGGGCAAAGTGGTCCCCTTCTAGATCAGCTCTATGTATTGAGCAAAATCCAGATACGTTCCAGGCATTTGGTGTCTTTACTGGTGTTAAGAGTGCAGGATTGTGCATATTCGATGTTGATTACAACCTTGGAGCGATTCAAAAGAAGTGGGGTAAGGATTTAAACGGACCTAGAGTTACATCTAACAAGAAAAACGCTGCTAAATACCTCTTCATTGTTCCTGAAGAGGATCGTTTACATGTAAGGGATATATCGCATACGGCTGCGGATAAAGAGGGTTATGAGGTCTTGTGGGGAAGGCAAGGTGTTTTATTTGGTGCTTATGGTGGTCACGCTCCAACTAAAA